TCATGAAGCTTTCTTAACCTTGCGCCACAGCTTTGTAGCCTCGTTGCGCTGGTTGTCGATGTAGGCGGCGAGGACGTCGGCGGAGACTAGCCAGGGGGATTTCTGGCTGCCGAGGCGGAACACAGGCACGGGCAGGGCCTGGCGTGCGGCGCGCTTGCTGGCTTCCTCCGGCTTCATGCCGAAGTGGTGGCAGCACTTGTCGAGGGGGATGTGGCCGGTGCCGAACTCGGCCAGCAGCAGGAAGACGGTGGTAGTGCTCATGCGCTGGCTCCTGTGCGGCTGGTGGGGGCCTTGTCTTCGTCGGTGAGCATGTAGCGGCAGCGCTTGCCTTCGCCGGTGGCGATGATGCGCATGCAGTGGGTGTCGCTGACGTCGCGGCTGCCGCACTGGGCGACAAGCTCGCCGCTTGCCCAGCCGATCCGGATTTCGACGCGGTGCAGGTCGAGCAGGGCATAGAGCCGCGATCCGATGTCGCCGGGGGTTTCCAGGGTGAGGGTGCGGCGCTGTTTGTTGGCTTGCTGCAGCACTTCGTAGCCGGCGGGCGATTCGATGTAGAGCTGACCGAGCTTGCCCTTCCACACGAGCCACAGCTTTGCATCGCGCGCGCGCAACAGTGCGTCGAGGTCGTGCAGGAAGTCTTGCGCGGTCCACGCGGCGGCGACCAGCTCCAGCTTTTCGCGCTTGCTCATGGGCACCTGCGTGCCGGCGGCGAGGGCCTGGCGCTGGCGGTTTTCGCGCTGCCGGGCGTGGCGATCTTTGCGGCGCTTGCGGGCCGCTGCGAGTTGTTTGGCGAGGCTCATGCAGCCCTCCTTTCGTAGTGCAATGCGGTGTCGAGGTTGGCGCGGGCGAGGGCGGCGATGGGCGCGGGGCTCACGCTGTTGCCGACCATGCGCACGGCGGCGCTGGTGGTCAGCGGGGTGCCGTTGGCGGTGCGGTCGATGATGTAGTCGGGCGGGAAGCCCTGGGCGGTGAACAGCTCGCGGGGCTTGAGCATGCGCAGGCGGATATCGGTGATGACGTGCGGTACGCCGCGCACATGCACAGTGACCAGCGCCATGCGATCGCGCGTGGTGATGGTGTCGAGCGGATCGCGCAGATCCAGCGCGGTGCCGTTGCCGTAGTAGTTGATGAGGAATGCGGCCACACGCAGGGCGCCGGCTTCCTGTTCCGGCGATAGCTCGGCGATGTCTGCGGTTACCAGCCGTTGCTGGCTGCCACTGGCGGTGATGGTGCTGATGGGTTTGCGCAGGTCGTGGCCTGCGTTGTCGGCGGCGAATCCGCCGTTGGCTTGCTCGAGGAAGGCGGAGATCAGCGCGCAATCTGCCTTCGCGGTGAACGTGTAGTGCGGCTGATTCGCCGGGCGCGGTTCCGTCTGTCCGGCGCGGCCACCGACGCCGGCCAACACCGGCGCCACTACCGCAAAGTGCCCACCCTTCACCCCGGCACACTGCGTGCGCAGCGGCTCCATCCCCGACCAGGTGCGGCCGCCGTTACCGGCGTTGGCGAACTCGGTGAGGAAGAAGGGTTCTGCCGCGTCGATGACGTGGCGCTTCAGGCCCTTGGCGATACGGCGCAGGGTGGCGTCGGCCAGCGGGCGCGGGCGGTTGAAGATGGAGCGGCCCAGGTCGCTGAAGTCGAGGCTGTCGGCGGCGGTGACCAGCGGCTTCATGCCGGGGGCGTTGCCGTGCGTCTGCTCGGGCCAGTTGATGGGCTGGCCATCGCGGCGGGCCAGCAGGAACAGCCGCTCGCGGCTGGTGCCGGCGCCGTAGTGATGGGCGGCAAGCTTGCGCCACTCCACGGCGTAGCCCAGCGATTCCAGCGCGTGCACGAACTGCTTCCAAGTGCGACCGCTGTGGCGCTTGTCGGGCACCAGCTGCTGGTGCTCAACCGGCACACGCTCGCCCGGTGCGGCGACGCTGCCGTCCATGCGCAGCACGCGGCCGGTGGTCTTGCAGCGCTTGGCTACCAGCGGCCCCCAGGTGAGGATTTGCCAGACGTTCTCCATGCTGATGATGCGCGGCACGGTGTCGCTGCCGGTGCGCTTGTCGGCTTGCAGCAGCTGGCCCACCCACTTGAGCACCACCCACGACAGCCCACGTATCTTGCGGCTGCGCGGCTGGCCGCCCTTGGCCTGGCTGAAATGCGTGCAGTCGGGCGAGGCGTGGAACCAGCCGACTTTGCGGCCGGCGACGTCCACGCGCGGATCCGCGTGCCAGATGTCGTCGCGCTCGTGCTGCGTGAGCGGGTGGTTGGCGGCGTGCATGCCGATGGCTTGCTTGTCGTGGTTGTAGGCCAGCGCGGGATCGATGCCCAGGGCCTGCTTCAGGCCCTCACTGGCACCGCCGCCGCCGGCGAAGAGATCCACGACGATCTCGCCCGGGCGCAGCTGCGAGCGCTGCGGCAGCGGGAAGTTGAAGCGCAGGGAGCCGTCAGCCATGGGTTGGCTCCTGCGGGCTGTCCGCGTCCAGATAGCGCAGCTTCCACGTGGGGTGCAGCTTGATGGCGCGAGGCTGGCTGTCCAGCTCGACTTTCAAGTGGCCGCTCGTCGTCGCCGAGATGATCGTCCCAAGCTCCGGCCTGCCATCGCCGGCGTACTCGACACGACCGCCGCGCTTGGCAGGCACGCCGTAGGTTTTACGCACCCACTCCATTCCGACAGCCATCACTCCACCCCCTGCGGGGGAACGGCACGGAGAGCAATGGCGACCAGCTCGATGGCTTCGGCGCCGCTGATCTTCACGTCGTGCGGATTCTTTGCCAGCACGTCAGCTACGAACTCGCCCGCCCAGCCGCGTTCTGACAGAAAGTCAGCCACGAGCGCCGTGGCGAGCTTCGTGTGGTCGCTCATGCGGCGTTCCTCTTGGGGTTGGTGATCGGCCGGCGGCCGGGCCAGGTGGTGATGGGTGCGTCGAAGTTGTGGGGCAGGACTTCGGGTTTTTTGCCGGTGCGGCGCATCCACTGCTCGACGGTTTCCACGCTGCTGGTGGGGCGGGCTGAGGGCGGGATGACGGCGGCAAGGCCGTGGGTGGCGGCGCGCTGGCGGGCGCTGTCGGCCTGGGCAGGAGTGAGGCGCTGCACGCGGGTGCGCACGGCCGGTTGCAGCAGGTTTTCCGTGGCCAGGGCGAAGTGCATGCCGCCGGGCGCGCGGAATTTACGTATGACGCCGCGGCTCAGCATGGTGTTGAGCGTGGCGTCGAGCTGCTTGTGGTCGGCATGTTTGCCGAGCAGGCAGCGCAGCTGCTGTCGGGTGAGGCCGGCGGGTTCGGGGGCGAGCAGTTGCTTGACCGCGCTCACCTGGCGGCTGCGGAGGTGGACGGCGCTCATGCGTCGCAGCCTTTGCCGATTTCGCCGGGGCGGCCATCGGCGGTGGCGGTGAAGTTGCGCCAGTGCACCCAGCCGCGCTGCGGGCAGTGGAAGCCCCAGTCGCGCAGCACCGGCGAGGTGATGAAGAGTGTCCAGCAGGGCTGCGGACCGTAGGGGAACAGGTCGATCAGTTCGACGCGGTGCGCAGCTCGCGGGCCGCTCAGCTTGAGGCCGCCGTGTACGCGGATGGTGCGGCGGTGGATGCCGCCGGCGTCAATGGTGTGCTCGATGTAGATGCCGCGCAGCAGCAGCGATGCCCGCGCCCAGGGGTGGTCGTGCAGGGCGCGCTCGTCGTCGCTGCGCAGGAACTTGTGCAGGTAGACGTTGGGCAGGCGCTGGCTGAACCACACGGCGAAGCGCTGCCAGCGGGTGCGGCGGCTCTCTTTGATGTGCCGGTACCAGCCGCGCCACGGCGTGATGTACCAGCGCAGCAGGTACGCGCCAGCGGGGTCGTCGGCGCCGACGATGTAGTCGGGCGGGCGGCGGCCGGCGATGCGAGTGATGAGGAAGGTGGAGAGGGTGTGGATCACGCTCATGCCCTCGCCAGCTCGTGGTCACGCGGGACGCGGAAGCCGGCAGCGTTGCGGTGGCCGCCACCGCCGTAGCTCTGCGCGATGACGGAAACGTCTATGCCGTCATCGCGCGAGCGCAGGGAGAAAACGCGGTGCGTTGCGGTGTCCCAGTAGCAGGCGGCGAAGGGTTCGCCTTCGGCCATGAGCCCGCCGGCGTCGCTGGTGAGCGTGTGCGGGAGGCTGGCTACGTCGACGGTGTGGCCGGCGATGGTCATGGGGCGGCGACAGACGGCGACCAGCTCGGCCACGTCTTTGTGGTGCTTGCGCTCGATGGCTTCGCCTTGCTTGCGCAGCTCGGCCGGGTCCATCTGTGCGAGCATGTCCCACGTCTCGAAACTGTAGCGGTGGCTGAAAACGGTGGCTTGAATCTCGCGGGTACCGGCGAGGGCGAAGCGCCACAGGTCGCGGTCCTCAACGTGGTTGACCAGGGCCGGGCGCGGGGTGGTGGGGTGGAAGAAATCCCACGCGATGCCGGCGCCGCTGCGGTGCATGTCGAAGTAGGCGTAGACGATGGCTTTGTTGATGCCTTCGCAGATGTCCTGGTATGCGCAGCTCTGCACATATCCCCAGCTTTTTGGGGTCCTCCAGCTGGCTGCATCCATGCGGATCACGGTGAGGTGTTCCATGCCGGTGCGTGGTTCTGCGGGCAGCTCGTCGGCGGCGCTCTTGTGGTGATCCAGTACGAGGATGGAGCGTGCTTTCTGCTGCACTTCCAGCATCTGCGCGGGCTTGTAGCAGAAGTCCACGAGGATCACGTCGCGGCCGGTGGTGTCGGGCATGGGCGCGCCGTAGGCGGCGGCGTGGAACTCTGCGGGCATGGCCTTGTGCACGGCCCAGGCGGCGGTGAAGCCGTCTGCGCAGTTGGCGTGGTAGATGACCAGCGGGAGTTGGTTGTTGGTGTTCATTTCATCTCCCGGATCGAGTGCGAGGAGATGACTGCGATAGAGAGGAGCACCGTGAACATTGCGGCGAGAAAGCGCGCATCATCACTCCATTCGGCGGGATTCCAGATCCAAAGCACGAAGGAGATCAGCAGGTAGATCGCGGCCAGACCGAGTAGTTCTAGCGCGGCAGTGATGGCGACGTTGGTTATTTTCGATTTCATTCGGATGCCTCCCGTGCGGCGGCTTCTGCGGCGAGGGCGGCGTAGGCGGTGCGGTCGAGGTGGTCGTCGGCGTGGTAGTTGCCGGCGGCGCCGCGGCTCATTTTCAGCAGCTCCATGAACTGCCAGCCCTGGGATTCGGTGATGTCGGTTCCGAACATGGCGTTGAACGCGGCGACGGTGCGGGCCATGGAGCGTTCGCCGGTGGGCTGGTCACGCAATACGGCGCGCTGGGCGATGTCGTCAGCGGCGGCGGTGAGGATCTGCGGGGCGGTGGCGGGCGTCATGCGCTCACCACCTGGGCCGCTTTCAGCAGCGCCCGGTTGAGCACGTAGTAGTTGCCGCGTGCGGCGATGCTGGGGTGTGCGTTGTTGGTGAGCACCAGGCAGTCGTAGCTGGGGTAGGGGCGGCTGCCGTCCCAGTCGTCGACGATGCGTTCCATGTCGAAGTGCTGGCGCAGCTGTTCGGCGTGCTGCGTTTTGCCGCTGCCCTTGGGGCCGTAGATGATGACGGAGCGCTTCATGCCATAGCCCTCCCGTGGATGAGCCAGAACAGGTCTTTGATCTCTGTCGGGACGGCGGGGAGCTTCTGTGCAGCGTTGAAGGCGCGATCGATGATGATGCGTGCGCGCGACTGGTCGCCATCGCCGAGACCGAAGGGGGTGCTCCTGTCTTCGAGCAACCGGTCGATCAGTTCTTGCCTGTCGGTTTCGCGCAGCTCGCAAACGATGTCGTCGATTGCAACATCCACGTTGACGGATACGTAACTCATGCGGCCACCGCCTTTTCACCAGCGGCGATGGTGAGCTGCTGGGCCATGCCGATGCCGCGCGGGGTGAGCTTCACTTCGCACGGAAGATCGGGATCGTCGAAGTTGCACAGGCCGGCTTCGTCAAGCCAATTGATGGCGCGGCGGGTGAAGACTTCCACTTGCACGGCGGTGCTGGTTTTCACCTGCGCGGGGGTGCTGACGAAGCCGCCGCGCGTGCGGCGCAGGGTGTGTCCCTGGGAAGCGAAGGCGGCGAGCAGGGCGCGCCGAGCGACGGGTTTGAGTGTAGTCATGGTGGTCCTCAGGCGGCCAGGGCGGCGACGGCGCGCTCGCGGGCGCTGCGCAGCTGGTGGATGGGTATGCGGTGCTGGCTGGTGGGGTGGGTCCAGCGGGATTCGGCCAGTGCACGGTTGGGCGTGGGCTCGGTGGCCATGGCGCAGCGCGAGCACTGGATATGGAACATGGCCGGGCACGGCTGGCCGAGGCGGTGGCCCAGCGGGGCGCCGCGTGTTTCGACCAGATGCGGGTGGTGGCCGGTGCCGCACAGGGGCACGGAATCCGGCAGCGGGCGGGATATCTGGATCATGCTCAGGCCCTCGCGATGGACAGCAGTGGCAGGACAAAGACAACGCCGAGGAACACGGCAGACGCGGCGACGAACACCAGCGTTTCCAGCAGCGGGATGGGGTCAACCGGTGGCGGGGTGGTGGGCGTATCGCGGCGCTTCATTTGGCACCGCCGGTGAGCGTGTCTGCTTCGATTCCCTCAGCCACGGCAAGCATCTTTTCGATGCCCGCGCGGATGGCCGGCCACTCGCTTGCTTCGATGCAGAGCGCGCCGTCTGCGATATCGCGGCCGGTGGGCTGGCTGACGGTGACGAAAGCTCCGGCGCCGATGTCGCAGAGGCCGATGACAGTCATGCTTTCGCTCAGCAGGTGGCCGTCGTCGGGGATGATGCGCAGCTCGGTGAGGATGGTCTTCATGCGGCACCGCCCGGCGGGGTGGGCTGCGGGCGCTTGCGGTTGAGGCAGAGCTGCAGCAGCTCGCCCACCACCTGCGTGCCCTGTTCGCCGTGGCGCTGGGCGTGGCGGATGCGGGCGAAGGCCTGGGCATCGCTCACACCGGCGCGTGTGGCGAACTTGCGGGCGCTCTGGAAGGTGTCGAGGGTGAAGATTTCGGCGCTCATGCCGCCACCCCGATATCGGCGTTGTTCTTGAGGATTTCCGGGCCGGCGGACTGGGTGCAGCGCTCGATGGCGGCGTAGCGGTCACGCTCGGCTTCGATGTAGCGCTCGCACAGCTCGCGGGTGATGTCTGCCTGCACCATTTCCATGCCGCCGCGCGTGGCCACGCGGTGGTGGTGGTCGCGGGTGTCCTGGATCACCTGATTCATGCGCAGGTCGGCAGCCAGCAGCTCACTCAGTGCGAGTGCGTCGAGCTCTTCGACGGTGGCGGCCGGGTCGATGCTGCGGAAGTCCGCGATGGCGTTGTGGGTGTGCACCGCTCCGCGCGGGGTGCCGCAGCGGTCGGTGTAGCGGATCAGCCAGATGCGGGTGTTCATGCGCGGGCCTCCGCGCAGCAATGTGCGGTGGCTATTTCTGAGCCGGCACTGGTGCAGCCAAGCACGGGCAATGCTGCTCCAACGCCCTGCGGGTCGCGGCCTCGCGGCTTGCTATGCTCGTTGTGATTGTCAGGACAGCCATGATGGCCACCAGCAAAAACAAGCCGATCAATCTGGCGTTGTACGTGAGCATCCTGGAGCTGGCGGAGAGCCAGCGCCTTGCGAAGCTCGATGACCTGGAGGCTGGAAGCTCCGAACGCCGGGCCGCTTTCGAGCTGATCGAATCGGGCTTCCTCTCCGATGCACGGGTGACCGCTGGCGGCCTGCCTTTTTTCGTCGACCGCATTCGCTTGACTCCTGAGGGCGCTGTCGCCCTGGTTGACTGGACGGACCACCTGCACAGGCGAAGCTGGAGAGGCAGGCTGGGTGCTGCCGCCATCCAGGTGATGTTGGTTCTTGCCGGCGCGCTCGCCAATGCCCTGACGGGCTTCATCGGCTGAGGGGCTGTGCTCGATGCCTTCGAGCGCTGCGTTGATGCGGCGTTCGGTGGCGGCGTTCAGCAGCAGCGCAAGTAGATTCAGCGCGATGGCCACGGCGGCAAGCGCCAAGGTGGCCCATTGGAAACTCGATATGTCCTGCATGGCGCTCTCCGGAAGAAGGAGGGCGCCGGCGGGTCGCTACGGCCTGGTGAGTGGCCTGCTGCCGGTGGGGAGTCCGGCAGGGTGACGACCCGCCGGTCGCCCACCGGCTGGGGTGCCGGCGGGGAGAGATTAGGACTAGCTAATTAGCCTGTCAATAGAAGTGGCTAATTAGATGTTAGGAATAGTTAACCGTTCAGCCCAGACCTCAGTCAAAAAAAGCCAGCCGGGGAAGCGGGCGGGGAAGTTGGGCAGCTGGCCGTCAGAAGCAGACGGGCTGCCCGAGTCGGGCGCGCTCGTAGCGCTCCCGTAGGATCTCGGCGTGCGTTGCCGCTGTCGTCATGCTGTTCGCGTGCCGGATGACCGTGGCGATGCTGGCGCCTATCTTGATTGCATCGGGCCGGTCTTGCGCGGCGGCGAGAACTTGCAGGGCCAGGTCGTGCAGCTCTTGAACGCGGGACATGCGCTCGCGTCCGGTCATCATGTAGCCGTTGCCGAACAGGTCGGCGGCGGTGGCGTCAAAGTCGCGGCGCAGCTGGTCGTAGGGCATGGCGATCACCGGGGATGGCGGATGGCTCATGCTCGCCTTACGCCAGCCCTGGCGGCATCGGTGCAGGCCGCAGGGGCGTGTAGGAAAGCACCCACAAAAAACCCCGCCGGAGCGGGGTCATGCTGCAATTCTAGGCTGGTAGTGCCTATCGAAGTCTGAAAGTCGTATGGCACTAGCGACCTGTCCGAGCAGACTTACTTCATGCGTAGCCAATTCAGGGTTGATTCGATCATCAACGATATAGAGCGACTGCAGCTCTGCCTGCTGATCTCGCATAACTTGGAGGGCCTTCCTCATACGTGAGCTTGTTGCTTGGGTAGCGGGAGCAATCGCATCGACGTACTGATTCCCCCACTTAAACATGAAGGTGACTTCGTCGCCTGTTGTCAGCCTAACTTTGGGAGCTATAACAATCGGCTGGTCCGGCGCTTTTCCCCTCATCAGACGCTCCACCTCGTCTGCTAGAGAAAGGTCCGAATCGCTACTGCTGAAGTGTTCACGTTCCCAGTCCAGAATTCGGCTGCTGAACAGCTGCATCCTTTGGCCAAGCATGGGCAGTTGATCCAGCCGCGCCATACCCACCACTTCTCCACTATCGTCCAGCGTCAGTCCTACTGCTTCTGCGATATTGGCGATCCCGCGGATCGTTCGGCCATCGCTCAGGGGGTATCCGAGCCCGCGCAACTGAAAGAGAGTCAGGCCATCGTCAGTGAGATGGTAGTGCTCACCTTCTTGAGTAATGTAGAAGTCAAAAGGGCTCCCATTCGGCAGACGCACAGGGCTGCTCACATAGAGCGCATCATGCTGCTCCAAATAGCGGCAGTGCCACCCAAGGTGGCTCATCAAATTTTGACAATTGATGTTCATGGCTAGAGCCCGAATAGATCGTTGGCGAATGGCGCTGTCATTGGGAAATTGTCGCCATCGTACACCCGCGCATGTCGCTGAAAACGCAAAATCCATCCGTTGACGGAGCGCTCATCAAGCTGACTCAGGACCTGCTTTGCCACATGTGATAGCCCATCTTCTCGCTCGTCACCCAATTGAATATGAGGTCCGAATATCTCTAGGCCGTCCTCGATGTGGGATCGCTTGGTTGCAGGCATTACTTCGAGTGCAAAGACCCGAAGCCGTCGCCCTCCCTTGGAAAACATCAGGCTATATTTTTGATAGGGTCCGTATCGTCGGTTTTGGACCTCGCCATGGAACTGGAGGCCTGGGATTACAATACGATTTTCGTCCAAGAGCACAGCTGTTGCGTACAGTGCTCCGGCATGGTTCTCCCTAGATACCCACGCGACCTCTTCGCCAATATATTTCGCGCGGCGGCACAGCGCACGACTTTCGTCTAGCCACATCGCATCAATCCTTGATTCCCCTGATCAGATCGTAACCCAACAGCGCCGCTGGCTCATCTTTCCCGCATGCCGCCTACGCACATACAGTCCGCCCGTTCCCTAATCCAGGGTACTCGCCAATGACCGTGATCGGGTGCTTCAGTTAAACCGCTCGATCCTGTTCCGCAGGCTCACAGCCGCCGCAGCTCCAGGCCGATGGATCACGGGACGACGACGGTACAGCCCGCGGCCGGAGTCTCGGTCACCACCTGTGTGCCATCACTTGCCGGGCAGCGGTAAAGGGTCTTCTGCGGAGCAGCTGCGGGCTGGGATGCCCACGCGCGCCATCCAGTTGCTCCCTGCGCGGCCGGCTGCGCAGCTGCTGTCGCCTGTGGTGCTTGCTGTTGTGGTGCTGCCTGGTACTGGGGTTGAGGGGTGCTTGCTGCTGGTGCTGCCGCGTGTTGCGGAGCAGCTTGGGCTTGCCCGTCCTCGAACACGTAGATGGCGAGGCCAGCGCCCTTCTTCTGGAAGACGCCGCTGCTCACACCCAATCCGTAGGCGGTGTTGCCGTAGCCCCACGCCTGGCCGGAGCCAACCGAACCGATTTGCTGGTCGCCCATACCTCCGATCAGGATGCCGTTGGCGCCCAGATCAGCGGCCTCTTCTTTGAGCCGCTCCATGACCTTGTTGGTCTTCCCCTGATCGGTGACCGCCCAGGAGTTGCGGCTGCCGGCGTCCAAGAGCGCCACCTTCTCGTACCGGGCCGGCGGATCTAGGTAGATCTTGACCTGTGAAGGATCAATTGGAGGGCGCTGTGTACCAACCAGCACGCTTGATGAGGCACAGCCGGTAAGAGCCAGTACCGCCAGAATTGAGATCGTCTTGATGTTCATCCATTTCCCCCTTGTGAAACCGCATCCAGCGGAGACATCCCCCGCCCCTAGTTAAACCGTTCGATTCTGTTGCGCAGGTAGACCTTGCCGCCGATGATCGTCCCCTCTGGCATCGGGAACGGCTCGCCGTAGCTCTTGTTCTCGCTGGCGACGTGAATCACGCCGCGGTCGAGAAGGCGCTTGATCTGGTGCCCGTTGCCCATGTTGATAAGGTAGAGGCCATCGGAGTCATAGGAGGTGATGCCGGTGTCCACGACAACCGTATCTCCCGGCTGGATCACCGGCACCATCGAATCTCCGCGGCCAGTCAGCAGCACCAGCCTCCCTGGTGGCGGCAGGAACCCAACGATCGACCGGATGTAGCTAGGCGTGAAGTCCATTGCCCTGATCACCTCCGGATAGTCGTCGTTGACCACCTCTCCCCCCATCCCAGCCTCCGCGTCCAGTTGCTCGACGCGAACATAGTCGGATGCGGTCGCTGGGGGTGAGACTGATTTCGGCACCTGCGCGAGGTCTGCATCGCCGCCTTGGCGAAGCATCTCCCCCTTGCCAGTCGCGAGCCAATCCTGATCCACGCCCAATGCACTTGCAGCAGCAAGCAGGTTTTCACCGCGCAGGAATTTGGCTTTTCCGGAGAACCATCCATTGACGCTTGGCGGCTTGATGCCAACACGGCGTGCCAGCTCGGCTTGATTGATGCCAGCGTGGGCAATGGCGAGGGTGAGGCGATCTGCGAGAGTAGACATTAGCTAAGGCTAACTATTGTTTGGTTAGGACTGGCTATTGACTAGAAGGTTAGCTAGTCCTAATATTTCGTCATGGATAAGCCAACCGATAGCGAAGTTATTGACCGGCTCGGTGGGACTGCCGCAGTCGCCCGGCTCTGTAACGTCCGTCCGCCATCTGTCACTGCATGGCGTACGAATGGGATTCCGCCTGCTCGTCGCCAGTTCCTCGAACTTCTCCGCCCTGAGGCATTCGGGGCTGCACCAGAGAGCGAGGCGGCCTGAATGTCCAATCCCGCTTACAAGCCCGTTTTCCTGCGTGCCATTGGCGCACCCGAAGCGGATACCGGTGTGGTGCTGCTGGCGCTTGATGTGGCCGGGAGGAACCGGGCCGATGCGCTGCGTCTCAGCCTGTCGCTTGAGGAGGCCGAGGCAATCGCCATGGCGTTGATTGGTGATGCTGCAATTCAGCGGCACCGGCAGGCGATTCAGCGGCACCGCTTGATATGTGACCAGTCCGATATGTCGTCCGAAATTCCCAGTTCCGATGGATCGCCACAAGAGGGCCAGTCGGTCGCTCCGATGGCCAGGTCGTCCACCGCGTGCTGTGGGGAGAGGTAAGTGCCCATGAGCTTCTCTTCCTCGAAATATGGCCGCCACCTGTCCCCTTCGCGCTTGATGCGAAAGGTTCCAGCCCGCGTCCTGAAACTGAAGTACTCGCTCATGCCTGCCTCCGGTAGTGGTGTTGTGGTCGCACACGCATCGTACCGGCAGGCGGGCGCCCTGATATGTGGGGTGGCCTGAGATGGATAAGCCGATCAGGGTGCCGGTAGTCGCTTTTAGCGATGAGGCAATCGCCGATGCACTGCGCAGCTGCGCGGGGGCGGAAATCAATCCGGTACCGAGCCAACAACCGGAAACGAACCCCCGTTCAGTCTGCGAAGCGTGTGGTACCAGCCTGCAGAAAACGAGGCCGGGGCGTCTTTCGCGAGCTCTCCGGCGAGCCGTCCGGCTGCTGTCGAAAGTGCTTCCTTCAGCGCGGGGGAGCTCTCGATGATCGCGCGGAGCATGATTTCCAGTGCGGCTGTCTGCCCCTGCATGAAGTGCAGGGTGTCGTGTCCTTCGTGTGAGTCCATGCCCGTCTCCAGTAGTGGTGTTGTGGTCGCACACGCATCCTACCGGCAGGCGGGCGCCCGCCAAATCCAGCCCCTGGCTGATGACCTGAGCAATGCCGACATCGGCGTGCTGCTCGATGACCCGCTTATCGAGGGCGCCGCCGGCTTTGAGCCGTGCCTGACCAGCGATCAGTGGTCCTCCCTTCTTCAGCAGCGCCGCGCCGCCGGCCGGCCGCTGCATCTTGCCGAGGTTCGCTGAGATGCGTGGATCACACACTGCGCAGGCCCTCCGCTTTGCGCTCGCCGCTTTGCTGCTGGGCGTGGGCATTGGGCTGCTGATCTCCGGCGGCCTGGCGCGGATGGAAGAAGACCGCGACGACAGCGCCCGGGCCGGTGAGTACGTGGAACCGGCGAAGCACGGTGAAGCGGAGCGGGGCGGGTTGGTTGTTCATGCCTCGGCATGCTCCCCGCTGCGGGGGCTTTGCGCATGAAGGGCGTCCGTCAGTTTCTGCCGCCCCGGCAGCAGGTGGTCTATGCGCACACGCGCCGGATGCTGGATGCGACGGCAAGCAACTACACGACGTTCGCAATGGACGTGGCCGAGCGTTACCTGTCGATGGTGGCGCCGGACGTGCGGCAGGTGAAGCTGCGCACAGGCGAGGGCGTGGATCTCATCAAGGCGATGGAGAACAACGCCCAGGTGCTGCGCCGCTACATGGACGGCACGGTGAAGACGCTGCCGGCGGACCTGGAAGATGCGTGGGTGATGGCGCTGCCGGAGCCGTTCCGCGGTGACTGCGAGCGCGACCTCGCACGCCGGCGCGGGATGCTGGCGGTGCAGATGCCGGCAGACGATGAAACGGCGCAGGCGGTGGGCCTTGCCCGGCTTGCGCATGAGTTCGGCGAGCTGATGTCGGCGCTTGCGCCAGCCCTTGCGGACGGAAAGCTGGATGCGACAGACCTGCCGTATGCGCGGCGCATCCTCGATGAATCGGACGACCTGATCAGCGCCGTGGTGGCCTTGCGTCGCCAGGTGCAGGCGCTGGTGCCCAACAGTGGAGTGATGGCATGAGGCGCAAGCTGACCCACGCCGTAAGGGCGCTGATTCGCCGCCGCTGGAAGCCGGCGGACATGCCGGCGTGCCGGGCGCAGATGGCCGCCGCTGCTGCGGCACTGGGCGATGACACGCCGGGTGTGCAGGGCGCGGATGCGCTGGCCTTGCGCGAGCAGCTGCGCGTGGATGCGGCGCGGCAGCGGCAGGGCGAGTTGGCCATCGGCGGTGATGCATGAGCGAGCCGGGCAAAATTGATGTGGAGCGGATAAAGGCCGAGCACGACATTTCCGTTGTGATCGGGCGCTATGTGCCGCTGCGCAAAGCGGGTGCCGAGTTTGAAGCGTGCTGCCCGTTTCATGAGGAGCGCACGCCGAGTTTTACGGTCAACCCGAGGAAGGGCTTCTATCACTGCTTCGGCTGTGGTGCGCATGGCGACGTAATCGGGTTCCTGCGGGCGATGACTGGTTGCACGTTCGTCGAGGCGTGCGATCAGCTGGGTGCGCAGCGTTTCGCGGATGCGCGGGAAGGTGTGCGGCAGCAGCTGGAAGCGCCGCTCGATGTGAAGTGGGTACCGCTGATGCCGGTGCCGGATGATGCGCCGGAGTTGATGGCCGGTAATGGCTGGACGGTGCCGCTGTGGAACCCGAAGCGAGGGAAAACCACGCGGATGAAGCCGGTGCGCGTAGATGGTTACCGCGATGCCGCAGGCCGGTTGTTGGGGTATGTGCTGCGGGCTGATATCAAGGATCGCGACACCGGCGAGATGAAGAAGTGGACGCCGCAGGTGACCTGGTGCGTTGGACCGGATGGAAAACGGGCGTGGTGCTTGCAGCACTTCCCCGAGCCCCGCCCGCTGTATGGGCTGGATGCGCTTGAAGCGAAGCCCGGAGCGCCGGTTTTGCTGCCGGAGGGTGAAAAATGCCGCGCGGCTGGCGCTGGCGCGTTCCCGCAATACGCGGTGGTGGCCTGGCCGGGTGGCAGCAATGGCGTGGGCAAGGTGGATTGGTCGGCGCTGAGGGATCGCGATGTTGTGCTGTGGCCGGATGCGGACGCTGCCGGCATGAAGGCGATGCTCGGCTGGCGCAATGACGCCGGCGAGTATCGACCCGGCGTTGCGCAGCTGCTGGCGCGCGTGGGTGTGCGGTCGCTGCGATTGATTGATCCGCAGGGTATGCCCAAGGGCTGGGATATTGCCGATGCGCTTGCTGATGGATGGACGCCGCGGCAGTTGGCGACATGGGCTGCTAACCGCGTTGCTGACGTCACGGTGCAGCGAGGATGAGCATGGCAGCAAAGCGCAGCATCACGGTGATTGACGGCGGGCGTGGAACCATGCCGCCCGGTGGCGGTGAGAAAGACGAGTCCTGGCGTGACCAGCTGACCCGCAACCGCGATCACATCGTTGAAGGGACGCTGCACAACCTGATGCTCATCATGGAAAACGATGAGCGGCTGGCCGGGCTGTGGTGGCTGAACGATTCGAGCAACCAGGTAGTGCTTGCACGTGAGCCGGTATGGCAGGGCGGAAACCGGCATGAGTTCATAGATTCGGACACGTATGAGCTTGCGGCGTGGTTGCAGCATCCGGACAGATACCGGATGAAATGCAGCGACGACATGGTGCTGAAGGCTGTAATCGCGGTGGCGCGGCGGTATCGACGGCATCCGATCAGGGAGTACCTGACGGCGGTGGAGTGGGATGGTACGCCTCGCGTGGAGCGCATGCTGATCGAGCTGTTCGGTGCCGAGGATTCGGATTACAGCCGGCGCGCAGCGCAGTGTTTCATGGTGAGCGCCGTGGCGCGCGTGTTGTGGGAGGATCCCAAGACACCAGCGCTTGGTGCGCAGGTGGACTTCATGCTGGTGCTGGAAGGCGAGCAGGGCAAGCGCAAGTCGAGTGCGCTGCGTGCCATCTTCGGCAGCGAATGGTTCGTGGAAACCAGCGAGTCGCCCAGCGGCAACGATTTCTATCAGGTGATCCAGGGCGCGTGGGGTGTGGAGATCGGCGAGATGGATTCGTTCTCCAAGGCCGACGTCACCAGCGTCAAAACAGCCATCACGCGGCGCGTGGATAAATTCCGGGCGCCGTATGAGCGGGTGCCGCGGTCGTATCGGCGCGAGTGTGTTTTCGCGGGCACGACGAATGAGCATCAATACCTGCGCGATCCGACCGGTGGCCGGCGCTTTCTGCCGGTGCGCACCGATGGTGAGGTGCTGATCGATCGCATTACTGCCGAGCGTGACCAGCTGTGGGCGGAAGCAGTGCGGATGTTCCGCGATGGCTTCCAGTGGTGGGATCTGCCTGCCGATGCAGCTGAAAAGCAGGCCGAGCGGTACGTGGGCGATAGTTGGGAGGGCAGGGTGGAGGCGTGGCTTGAGATGCGCGCAGCGCAGGAGCGCTATCCGTCACGGCTCAAGTTCATCGCCGGCAGCGAGGTGGAGTGGACGACGACTGATGAGGTGTTGTCGCATGCCCTCGGGCTGGATGTCGGCAAGCATGGCAAGCCCGAGCAGATGCGCGTGGCGGCGATCTTGAAGACGCTGGGGCGCGTGAACCACCGGAAACGATGGCCAGGCGGTGGGCGCGAGCCGCGGTGGTTCAAGGCTGAGGTGGATATCGACGGGTGGCTGTCGAGCGAGCAGCGGGCCATTGCCGAGCCACCATCTTTAGATCCTGTGCACGACACGTGGGGGGACGATGACTAGCAGCGTCCACACCTTGGGGCGGTTGTCCGCACCTGTCCAGACCACTGTCCAGACCTGCGGCCTTACGCCGCAAGGCTTGCCACACCGTCCAGACCTTTCGCGGGCGCGCACGTGTGGAGTGAGGCCGGATTTCAAATTCTTCAACTACTCAAACAGGTGTGGACAGTGTGGACAGTGTGGACAGCCCAATGGTGCCAATGGTTTCGGGTGTCCAGACCTTGGGACAGAGGTGCGGACGGTGAGGACGGCAGGTGGTGGTGGTGTTCCACGGGAATCCGGGCTGCTGGCTGGGCTGGTTGGTTCGATGGCCGGGCGAGGCGGCCGGGTTCGCGGGTCCTCCTGGAGAGGGGGCGTCACGGGTAATTCGGACCCCGGTAAAGCGCTAGTCACAGGGGTTTTCAAGGGGGGTTATGTTGATGCGTGACTTGGCCTCGCCCGTAACCCAAGCCCAGTTCGGCGACCTGGTCGGCATCACCCAGCCGGCAGTGAGCGAACTGGTCCGCCGCAAGATCCTGCCGGATGGCGCCAGCGCCGACGAATGGTTGCTGGCCTACTGCGACCACCTGCGCGAAATGGCCGCCGGCCGCGGCGGAGAGAGCGGCGCAGAGCTGGTGGCCGAACGCGCCCGCCTGGCGCGCGAGCAGGCCGACAAGATCGCGATGCAGAACGCCGTCACGCGCGGAGAGCTGGCGCCGGCCTACGTGCTTGAAGAAGTGCTCGCCCGTGCCGGTGCCCGCGCTGCCCGTCTGCTCGAGACAATCCCCGGCACCCTGCGCCGCCGACTGCCGCAGCTGACCAGCGACGACGTGCAGGTCGTCATGTCGATCGTTGCCAAGGCGCGGAACCTCGCGGCAAGCATGAAGCTCAGCGACGTGGATGCCGAAGACGATGCCGTCGACGAACTGCCGGCAGTCGAGGACGAAGCCGCATGAGCCTGCTCAACGGCGTCGATCCTTCGCAACTGCAGGCCGTTGAACGGCACCTGGTCCGCGGCCTCGCCGCCTTCGCCGCACAGGAGCCGATCACGCTCGAGTCGTGGGCGCGCGAGAACTTCTACCTCTCCGCCGAATCCAGCTACGTCGAGCAGTCGTGGACGCCTTGGCCGTTCCAGCGCGCCATGATGGCGGTGATGAGCAACGACGATGTGCGCTTCGTCGACATCAAGAAATCCGCCCGCGTCGGCTACACCAAGATCCTGCTCGCCTTCATCGGCTACAACGCCGAACACCGCCGCCGCAATCAGGCCCTGTGGCAGCCCACCGACGATGACGCCGAGGACTTCGTCAAGTCCGAGCTGGAGCCCATGCTGCGCGACGTGGAGATCATGCGCAGCGTGTTCCCGTCCTACCTGCAGCGGCACAAGGACAACACCCTCCAGCAGAAGAAATTCATCGGCTCCATGCTGCGCGTGCGCGGTGGCAAGGCCGCAAAGAACTACCGCCGCATCTCCATCGACGTGGCCATGCTCGATGAGCTGGACGCCTTCGACAACGACGTGGAGAAGGAAGGCGCGCCCGACTTCCTCGCCGGCAAGCGCCTGGAAGGTGCCACCTTCCCCAAGCTGATCGCCGGCAGCACGCCCAAGCTCAAAGGTTTCAGCCTGATCGATCGCCGCTTCGACCAAGCCGATGAGCGCTTCACCTTCCACGTTGCGTGCCCGCAGTGCACCGATCTGCACCCGCTCACATGGGGCGGCAAGGACGAGTCCCACGGGTTCAAGTTCGAGCGCGACGACGCCGGTGTACTGCTGGGCGTCTACCACCTGTGCCCGCACTGCACCTTCCCGATGCACCAGGGCGACTACCTCTACGTCGCCGAGGCCGGCGTATGGGTCAACCAGCGCGGCGACATCTGGCTCACGAATGAAGGCCGCTTCACCACGCCCACCGGAGAGCCGCTCACCGCGCCCGCGCACGTCGGCCTGCACGTCTGGACGGCCTACAGCCCGACCGTCTCCTGGCTGTCGATCGCGCAGGACTTCTTCGCCGCCTACGCCAAGCAGCAGGAAGGCGACGACGCGCTGATGAAGGCTTTCACCAACACCACGCGCGGCGAAGCGTGGGAGGGCGAGATCGAGCGCACAGACGCAGACGAGCTGCAAGCCCGGGCCGAGCCCTATCCACTTCGCCACATGCCGCGCGATTGCCTGCTGCTGCTGTGTGGCGGCGATACGCAGGGCGACCGGCTGGAGTTTGGTGTGTGGGGGTATGGCCGCGGTGGGCAGATGTGGCCGATTGATCACCGTGTCTTCTTCGGCAACCCAGCCCAGCAGAAGGTATGGGATGAAGCCGAAGATTTCCTGCGCACTGCCGAATACACCCACGCTTGCGGCCGGAACCAGCGCATCTATGCAACTGGTATCGACTCCGGCGGCCTTGCCACCGATGCCGTCTATGCCTTCGCGCACAAGCTCAAGGGGCTGCGGGTATTCGCAATCAAGGGCGCCAGCGGCCAGGAGCGCTCTATCGACAACGGCAACACACGCGTCGGCTACAAGTGGAACGGCAAGAGCGAACGCAACGGCCCCGTGCTGTGGCACGTCGGTACCAATCTCGCAAAAGACCGATTCCAGTCCCGCCTCGAAGTTGCAACACCTGGTCCCGGATACGTGCACTTTTCCAGCGAGCTGAGCAAGGAGTGGTTCAAGCAGATGGCCGCCGAAGTGCGTGCCACGCGCCGTACCAAGTCAGGCACCGAATCCCGCTGGACGCCCATCCGCAAGCGCAACGAAGTCAAGGACTGCTGCACCTATGCCATATGGCTGGAAGAGCGCCTCGACCTCTGGTCACCGCGCAAAGCGAAATGGTGGGATCAGCTCGAGCAGCAGGTGCAGCCCGATGACGACCTGTTCAGCGCGCCGGCCCCCGTGGATTCCCGTGAAACACAACCCGCCCGCCCGGCCGCGCCGGTGGCGAGCGATTCCCATGAAACATCAACTACCGCGCAGCGGTCACCTGACCGCCATGAGGATTCCCGAGAAACACAGCACGACGACTTCGGATCCAGCCGTTGGAGCAGCCGCCTATGAGTAATTCGCGTGATATTGATGCGGTCGACCACCTGCGCCGCCTGGTGGTTCGGGGCATCGTTGAACAGACAGGGTTGAATGAAGAGCACGCCATGCCGTACGCAACCGCCGTGGTGATGGTGTTGCAGACAGAGTTCGGTGGCGAGCGAATCCACATTCCGAAGCCGCCTTCATCCACTGCACCAAATGATCGGCAGTTGCGCATTCAATCAGATCTGGAGGCGGGTGTTTCAGTCAACCAGGTGCGACTCCGGCACGGCGTATCGCGCGCAACTTTGCACCGAATGTTCCCGGGCGGGTTGCCAAAAAAGATCGCATAGCGACATATGTCTCACGCTTCTGGCACAGCGTGAGACAACTATTTCTTAAGTGCTTGATTATCATAGTTAAAAAATCATGGATGTCTCACGTTTCTGGTAACGGTTGAGACAGTCGCGTCTTCAAGCTATGCACCATGAAGACCGCCGCACAAACCATGCTCGATACCTACATCGCCGCCGAACAGGCGGTGCTGTCAGGCCAGTCGTGGCGCATGGGGGAGCGGCAACTCACTCGTGCCGATCTGGTCGAGATTCGCGCGGGCCGTCGTGAGTGGGAGGCCCGTGTTGCCGCCGAAGCTCGCGGGGGCAATCGCATGTCAGTTGCGTTGGCTGATTTCAGGTGCCGTGAATGAACCGGCTCGATTCCGCCATCGCAGCCATCTCGCCCGGCTGGGGCGCCAGGCGCGCCCATGCCCGCGCAAAAATCGCGGCGTACAGCTCGGCCTACGACGCGGCCAACCTCACGCGCCTGCGGGAGTCTGCCCGGGACTACGGCTCCGGTAACACCGTGGTAGCCAGCGGCTCTGTCCGAATCCGTACGCAGGCCCGCCACCTTGACCGCAACCACGATATCGTGGTCAACGGCTTCAACCAGATGGTGCAGAACGTCATCGGCCGCGATGGCATCGGCATCGAGCCGCAGCCGCGCGATGCCAACGGCAACATCGTGGAATCGCTGGTCGATCAGATCACGCCGTTGCTGCGGGATTTCTGGAAGCGCCCGGAAGTCAGCTGGTGCCATGACTTCGGTTCTGCACAGCGACTCATGGCCCGCACTCTGTTCCGCGATGGCGAGTGCCTGTATCAGGACTTGATCGGCCCGGTGCCGTATCTCGATCACGGCACCACCGTGCCCTACAGCATCGAGATGATCGAGCCGGATCTGATGCCGCTCGATCTCAACGATTCCGCTCGCAACATCATTCAGGGCGTCGAGCGCAACGCGTGGGGCCGACCCATCGCCTACCACCTGTACAAGCAGCACCCAGGCGACCCGAATGTGTTGCTGCCGCAGATCAAGCGTGTCAGTGCCGATTTCGTCCACCACGCCAAAATGGTCGATCGCATCGGTCAGGTGCGTGGCGTCAGCCTGTTGGCATCGGTGCTCACTCGTCTGGATGACCTGAAGGACTACGAAGAATCCGAGCGCGTGGCCGCGAAGATCGCCGCGTCCATGGCCGCCTTCATCATCAAGGGTGACCCGCAAAGCTACGGCGAGAACGAGAACAGGCCAAGCGGCCGCCGCATGCGGTTCCAGCCGGGCATGGTGTTCGATGACCTGGTGCAGGGCGAAAGCGTCGGCACGGTCGACACCAACCGACCAAACCCGAATCTTGAAACCTATCGCAATGGTCAGCTGCGCGCCGTTGCTGGCGGAATGCGTATCTCGTTCTCGTCGCTGGCCAAGAACTACAACGGCACTTATTCCGCGCAGCGGCAGGAGCTGGTGGAGCAGTACGGCGCCTACGGCGTGCTGGCCTATGAGGTCATCTCGCAGATCGTGCGGCCCATCTACGAACGATTCATCCAGGCTGCTATTGCATCCGGCGAGCTGGTTATTCCGGCGAACGTCTCCCGCAGCGCGGTAGCTGATGCCATGTTCATGCCGCCGGTGATGCCGTGGATCAACCCGGTTCACGAAGCTACCGGCCTGCGCATGATGATCCGCGCCGGTATCCGCTCGCTCACCTCGGTGATCAGTGAACGCGGTGGCCGTATGTACGACACCCTGGAAGAAATCCGCAACGAGCGGGCCTGGGCCAACGAGTTGGGCATCACGCTCGACAGCGATCCCGGGCAGGTCAGCGATTCCGGCGTTGCCCAAGCGCAGGCGCCTAAGTCGGCCATCCCTGAAGTCTCTGAGGACACCCAATGAACCTTGCCTATAGCCGGCTGCACGCCGGCATCGCCCTGGTGTTGGCAGCCACTTTCGCCTTCGACAACCTGGATCTCGAAACCATCGCGCCAGAATCCAAGGGCAAGTCCGTTCTGGCGCTGAACACCACCACCGGTGGCGAGGCCGAGCTGCTGATCTATGGCCCCATCGGCGACTACTTCTGGGGTGATGGCGTCACGGCAATGAGCGTGGTGGAGCAGCTGGCCGGCACCACCGCCAGCGTCATCAATGTGCGCATCAACTCCGATGGCGGTGTGGTCACCGATGGCCTCGCCATCTACAACGCGCTGAAGCAGCACCCGGCCACCATCAACGTCACCGTCGATGGCGTAGCCGCCAGCATCGCCAGCCTGATCGCAATGGCCGGCACCAGGCGCCGTATGCATGCCAACACCATGATGATGGTGCATGGCCCGCAGGGCGGGGGCTGGGGATTCGCCGGCGACCTGCGTGATCGCGCCGATGCAATCGACGTCTACGGCCGCTCGATGCTGGAGAGCTATTCGGCCCGCGCAAAGAACCCCGCCGACATCGAAACGATGCTCAACGACCGCAAAGACCACTGGCTCACCGCCGCCGATGCGGTCGCCATGGGTCTGGCGGATGAAGTCATTCCCGACGTGCAGCCCGAAGTGGCAGATAGCGTCGCCGCGGCCGCACTGCTGTCCTACGTCTCGGCCATCTCCAGCACTCAGGGCGAGGTGCATGCAGCACTTCGCCAACATATTCAGGCGACCACCACGGCGTCTGCTTTTGCCTCGCTTCGCGAGGGACACCAGCGGGCCATCGTTGCCCAACTTGAGGACTCCAGCATGAAACAGCAGTGCCAACTGATCATGGCGCAGGCGGGCACCGCTCCGACTGCTGCGCCCACCCCCGCCCCGGTAGTTGCCGCGGCTCCCGTTCCCGCACCGGCGCTGAACGCCCCCGTCTCACCGCCCGCCCAGCCGGTTGCCGCTGCGGCCACGGTGAACGATGTACTCGCCGCAATGTCGGTGCGTGCGCAGTCCATCCGGAACGTCTTCGCCGGTTTCCGTGATGTTGCCGGCGTCACCGCGCTGGAGAACGATTGCCTGGCTGACCACACCATTACGGCCGAGGCGGCTCAGGGCAAGCTGCTGGCCAAGCTCGCTGCCGGGGGCCAGCCGCTGAACGGTGGCTTCAACCAGCAGATCACCGATGTCGTGCCGGAGGAAGACAACCAGCGTCGCGCACAGGTCAACGCACTGCTGGCCCGCGCCGGCGTGCTCACCGGCGATGCCGCCGTTCAGGCGCGTGATGGCAATCCCTATGTCAACACCACGCTGCTGGGCCTTGCCGAACAGTCGCTGATTCGTGCCGGCGTCAACACCCGCAGCATGGATCGCGAAGAAGTCGCCCGCCGAGTTCTGGCCGTGCAAACCACCAGCGATTTCCCGGTGCTGCTGGAAAACACCCTGCACAAGATTCTGATCGGTGCCTACAACCTGCAGGCATTCACCTGGAATCGCTTCTGCACCACCGGCACCCTGTCGGATTACCGCCCGCACAACCGTTACCACCTGTCCTCGTTCTCTGATCTCAAGCCAGTGAACGAAGCGGGTGAGTACGAAAACGGCGTGCTGGGTGACGGCGAGAAGGAAACGATCAAGGGCGCGCGCAAGGGCCGCATCCTGCAGATCACTCCGGAAGTTCTGGTCAATGATGACCTGGGCTCCTTCGTCCGCATCACCACCGCGCTGGGGCAGGCCGCCGGCCGCACCATCGAAAAGGACGTCTACGCGCTGCTGGCGATGAACGGTGGCCTCGGCCCGCTGATGAGCGACGGCAAGACCCTGTTCCATGCCGACCACAACAACATCGCCGCCGTGGGTGCCGCGCCCAGTGTCGATGCGTTCGATGCCATGCGCCAGCTGATCGCTATGCAGATGGACCCGGGCGGCAACGATTACCTGGACATCACCCTGTCGCGCTTCCTCGGCACGGTTGCGATGCAGGGCAAGGCTGCGCTGGTCAACAACGCCGAGTACAACCCGGACGTCAGCAACAAGTTCCAGCTGCCCAACACCTCGCGCAACACCTTCACCGACATTGTCACCTCGCCGCGGCTGGGCACCGGCAAGGCTTGGTACGGCTTCGCCGATCCGAGCATCGAACCGGTCATCGAAGTTGCGTTCCTCAACGGCGTGCAGACCCCGGTGCTGGAACAGGAAACCAATTTCCGCACCGATGGCCTCAGCTGGAAGGTGGTCCACAAGTACGGCGTTGGTGCGGTGGGTTGGCGGGGCGCCGCCCGCAACCCGGGCGAGTAATCGAACAAGCCGGCGGCACAGCGCCGCCGGCCGTAGGTTGTCATCTCAGAAACGCCAATCGAGGAAACCGTCATGGCGAAAAACTACAAATTCCCCGGTGCCGTGATTGATATCACCGCCGCAGCCAACCTCACCAGCGGCCAGGCCGTCATCGTCGGCACCCTGCTTGCCGTTGCACTGGTGGACATTCCCAGCGGCGGCAAGGGGAGCGCGCAGATCGAAGGCGTGTTCGAGCTGCCCAAGCTGAACACCGCCGTCGTCACCGAAGGTGCCGCTCTGCATTGGGACGTCTCCGCTGGCCAGTTCATCGTTGCCGCCTCCGCAGCTGGCGACCTCGAGAACTGCGCTATCGCGATTGCTGCTTCCGGCAATGGTGCGACTACGGTGCTGGCCAAGCTCGCGCCGGGCGCCGGCGCAATCAAGGCCTGACCAACGCCCACCACCGCACACATATGCCCGGGTGGCGTGTGCGGTGGTGGGGCTTCCGGAGCATCCAGGGGGACCCATCGTGAGGCTGGAAGAGCTGACCGACATGGCAAACACCACGCACAACGTCGCGCCCATCGTCGCCAAGGTGTCCACCTACGGCGGCAGCGCCGGCGCCGTGCTGTTCGGGCTGACTGCAAACGACATCGCAGCCTTCGCCGGTGTAGCCATCGGACTGGCTGGCCTTGCGATGACGCTGTTCTACAAGCACCGCGAAGACCGCCGTTCCGCGCAGCGGCACGACGCGGAAATGAAGCGGCTGAAGCGGGAGACCGATCACCATGTCTGATCGCAGCGCCGCCTCTCCGGTTCGCATCGCCGCCGCCGGCCTGGTGCTCAGCGCCGCCGCGTTCGCCGGCTGGGTTGCCAAGGAAGGCGATGGCCCCACTGCCGTGCGTGCCGATGGCCAGGTGGTCCACAAGCCCTACATCCCGACCAAGGGCGACGTGCCGACCATCGGCCACGGCTCCACCCGCTACGAAGACGGCACCCTGGTGCGGCTGACCGATGCGCCCATCACCCGCGCCCGTGCGCAGCAGCTCGCCCGCAACCTGCACGGCGAAGAAGAGGCGCGCTTCAAGGCGTCCATTCCCGGCGTGTTGCTCACGCAGGGCGAGTACGACCTGTACATCGATTTCATCGGCCAGTACGGCATCGGCAACTGGCGCAGCAGCTCCATGCGCCGCCGCCTGCTGGAAACCACAGCAGCAACCCCGGCACAGCTGCCGGGCCTGTATCGCGCCGCCTGCGATGCGCTGCTGGCTTGGAAGAAGCAGGGCGGTCGCGACTGCTCGCAGCCGCAGAACTGGGGGCCGAAGGGCTGCAAGGGCGTGTGGACCCGTCAACAGGAACGCCACGCCAAGTGCCTGGCAGAGCAGGTGGCGCAATGACCGCCCTGCATCTGCTCCCCGATGACGTATCGCGCTGCGCCGGCCGCATCGGTGGCCTTGGGCCGGACGATGAAGTCTGCGAGCGCCGTGGCGAGTGTCTGCGCTATCTCGCGCTGCTGGCATGGCCGGCGGGTGTCTCTATCCCGCTGCGCATCCCGGTGCATACCGCGCTGTGCCGCGATGGGCGCGACTGGATGATCGGAGGCCGGGCATGATCCGCGCCCTGCTCATCGCCATCGCCCTGCTGGGCCTGCTGTGCATCTGGCAGCGCGCCAGCGTGTCCAACGCGCACCGCGCCGCCGACAACGCCGCCGCCGCACGCGACCGTGCCGAGGGCGAGCGCGACAACGCCTTCGCCGAGCTTGCCCAGGCGCAGGCCGTCATCACCACCGAGCGCGCCAACGCGGCCAAAGCCGCCGCCGTGGCCGCGCAATTTGAGAAGGACAAAGCCGATGCGCAAGCCGCTTCTGATCGCCTTGTTGCTGACCTGCGCGCTGGCAACCAGCGCCTGCACACGCGCTGGCAAGCGGCCATCGCCACCGGCGAACTGTCCGCAGCCGCCGCAGCCGCATCCATCGCTGATGGTGGCGCCGCAGACCGAATCGAAAGTGCGGGCCGAATTGTTGGCGCCGCTGCCGCCTGCGACGCGCAAGTGAGAGCGCTGCAGGCCTTCGCGCTGGTGTGCAGCGGAGGTGCCCGGTGAGCCTGATCAAGATCGCCGTCGATGCGGACAACATGCTGGGCCGCCAGTTCACCGAGCTGGAGCGGCAGAATCTCGGCTTCGCCGTCATGCAGGCCTGCAACGCCACCGCATACGAAATCCGGCAGACCTGGGCGGCCACCGCCCCGCGCGTGTTCGATCGCCCCACCGCGATGACCCTGCGTGCGGCGCAGTACAAAAAGGCCACGCGGCAGAAGCTGTATGCCGAAGTTTTCCTGCGCGACGAAGCCTACAAAGGCAATCCGCCCGCACGGTATTTGCTGTCGGAAGTGGAGGGCGGTGAGCGCCGCAAGAAGGGTTTTGAAGTGCTGCTGCAGCAGAAGGGCGCCATGCCGCCGGGGTGGTTTGCCGTGGCCGGCAAGGGTGCGCCGCTGGATCGCCACGGCAACGTGCGCGCCAGCGCCGTGAGCAAGATTCTCTCGCAGATGGGCGCGCGGCAGGACAAGTACCAGAACCAGACCGAAGCAAGCATCAAGCGTCGTGGCAAGCGTACTCGCGGTGGCGATTACTTCACCCTGCAGCAGAAGCGTGGCCGCCTGCTGCCCGGCATCTATGAGCGCATTTCGTTCGGCTTTGGCTCGGCGGTGCGCAGCATCTTTATTTTCACGCGCAAGGCCAACTACAAGGCGCGCTACAACATCTTTGGCCTCGCGCAGAGGGCATGGGACAAGCTCATGCCGTTCCACTTCAACCGCGAGTTGCAGAAGGCGCTCGATTCCTCAAAATACAGGGGCAAGCGATGAGCCAGAAAGCCTTCCTGCGCGCATTCGACCAGGCCGCCATCGGCAGCTTCAAAGCCGCCGGCCTGGCCGATGCCGCGCAGTACACCGCGCCGAAGGGAGCCGCTGCCATTGCGTGTGACGTGATGGTCAATCGCGGCACGCAGGTGTGGGGCGATGACCCATCGCCGGTGGCGCTGGGGGAGATCAGCATCGACTTCCAGCGCGCCCAGGTGGTGCCGGAAAAGGGCGGCATTGTCGTGGTGGACGGCGACACCTACCGCCTCACCGACAAGCTCCGTGACGACGCATCGCTTTCGCGCTGGTTGGTGGTGCCGCATGGCTGAGCTCACGCCCCGCCGCAAGCTGCTCGATGCCTTCGTGCTCAACCTCAAGCGCATCGACGGCACCGGCCCTTATCGCACAACGGTTGGCACAGTGGCCACGCTCGAGCCGGGCCAGCTGGATCCCGAGCGCGTGGAGGACGGCCTGGCCGTCTACATCGAGCGGCAGGAGCGCGCCACCGATGCCGCCGTGCAGCGCACCCACCGGCTCACCACCGTGGCCATCGTCGTCAAGCGCAAGGGCGGGGTGTCTGCCGAAGGATCGCTCGACGCCGTGGTCGATGACATCGAGCGGGCGATGGATGGCCGGCAACCCACGTGGCCGGCCGGCTTCGGCCAGCCCCTCTATCAGTCGATGGAACCCCTGCGCGCCCCGGCCGGTGCCGACTGGATCGGCGCTTTGATTCGCTACACCACAAGCATCCCCGTTTTGACCCGTTAACCGCCGCCCCGCGGCACCACTGGAGATCCAAACAATGAAAGACCACAGCTACCTGGGCAGCGGCAAACTCAAGATTCGTGAGTTAGGCGCCGCCGCACCCTTCGAGGAAGTGGGCAACTGCTCCGCGCTCACGCTCTCACCGCAGGAAGAAAAGAAGAGCCAGGTCGACTTCACCAACCCGGGCGGCGGCAACCGCAACGAAGTGTCGCGCTTCACCGGCGTGGAGTGCGCGTACACGTTCCATGACTTCGCCGCGGAGAACTTCGCCCGCGCCCTGCGCTCGTCCGTCACCGCGGTGGCCGCCGGCAACGTCACCGACGAAGACGTGGTGGCGTACAAGGGCGGCTTCACCCCGCTGGCCAATGTCGCTACCGGAATCACCGCGGTGAAGGGTGCCAGCGGCGCCACCACCTACACCGTCGGTGACGATTACGAGTTCCGTGATGGTGGCATCTTCATCCCCGCCGGCAGCAGCATCCCCGCACCGGTGGCCGGCGCGGCCAATATCAAGGTCACGTATGCCAACGCCGCGCAGAAGCGCGTGGAAGCTTTCACGCAGTCGGCAAAGCAGTACGAGATGCTGTTCGTCGGCCTCAACGAGGCGCAGAGCGGTAAGCGTGTGAAAGTGCATGCCTACAAAGTCAGCGGCGGCCTGCTGGCCAGCATGGGCCTGATCGGCGAGGACTACGGCGCGGGCGAAGTCACCGGCGGCCTGATGGCCGACACCACGAAGGGCACCGGCCTGTCGCAGTACTTCACCGTCACCCTCGAGGACGTCGTATGACGTCCACCGCCGCCGCGGACATCGACGTGCTGGCTCCGGCCGGCACGTCGGTGGAGTTCGCCGGGCGGCAGGTGGAAATCCTGCCGATTACTGCCGGCCGCATTCCCTCGCTCATCCGCACCGCACGGCCGGTGATCCAGGCGCTGATCGAAAACAACGTGCTCACCGGCGAAGGCGACGAGCTGGACATCGACGTGATGCAAATCGTCAACCTGATGGCCGATCACGGCGAGGAATTCTTCGCTGCGTTGTCGATCGCCACCGGCGTAAGCGTGGCCGATGTCGAGGCCGCAAACCTCGATGACGTTGTTCGGCTCACGCAGACCTGCCTACGGGTGAACCGCGATTTTTTTACGAAGAACGTCGTGCCGCTCCTGGCCGGCATGGCGCGGCAGTTGCCTGGGGTTGGAGCGACGCCCTCCAACTCCTGATCGAGCAGGGGCACAGCTTCGGCGAGATCAAGCAGTACACGCTCGGCCAGCTTCGGGCATTTACCGAAGCGGCCGAGCGCAGCCGGCGCAGGCGGCTGGCAGATGACGCAGTAACGGCGCGCGTGACGCAGTACGAAAACAAAGACTTCGCGGCATACCTCAAAGGGCTGGAAATCTGATGGCAAACAACCCCAACCTGCGCGTTCGCATCTCTGCCGACCTTGCCGACATCAAGCAGGGCTTGGCGGTACTGCGTGGCGACCTCAACAAGCTGAAGAACGAAGCCGCCCGTTCCGGGCCGGACACGCGCGGCTGGGTAGCCGGGCTGAAGGCCGCCCGCGCGCAGCTGGTGGGCTTCGTTGCGGCCTACGCATCACTGCGCACGATTGGCTCGCTCGCCAAGGTTTCGGACGAAGCGGCCGGCATCACCGGCCGCCTGCGCCTGGCGACGAAATCGCAGGAGGAATTCAACGCCGCGCAGGATGAAACCTTCGACATTGCCCAGCGCACGCAGGCCAGCTGGAAGGAGACGGTGAGCCTGTACAACAAGGTCTCCCAGTCCGCCGACCAGGTGGGCTTGAGCCAGCAGAAGCAGCTGGAGCTGACCGAGGCCGTGTCCATGGCGCTGGCCATCTCCGGCAGCACCGGCGAGGAAGCGGCCGGCGTGATGCGCCAGTTCGGCCAAGCGCTCGGCAGCGCCCGCGTGCAGGCCGAGGAATTCAACTCCATCAATGAAGGTGGTGGGCGCATTGTGTTGGCGCTTGCCAAGCATCTCGGCATTGCAAAAGGTGAAGTAAAGGCATACGTCAATGCCGGCAAGGTCAGCAATCGAGATATGGCACAGGCGCTGATCAAGGACTTTGGTGAGATGGAGGCGGAGTACGCGAAGATGCCAAAGAGCATCGGAGGCGCATTCACGCAAATCCGCAACTCCTTCGTGCGCTTCATGTACGACCAGAACGAAGCCACCGGCGCATCGCAGGGTTTCGTTGCCATCCTGCGTGACATCGCGGAAGAACTTCCGAATTTCTTCGCACCGATTCTGGAGGTAATGCAGCAGATCGCAGGAAACCTTCGCGATGGCGAGGAGGCGGCGGATGGATTCGGAAAAAAGGCCAGTTGGCTGATTGATATTGGCCGTGGGTTGGCTGGCGTATTGCGAGTTGTGGCCGCCCTCGCTGTTGCTGTGAAAAACGCGGTGGAGATCGTCACCGTTGCGTTGACCGCGCTGGGCATGGCCGGCCTCACCGTTGCCGAAACCATCGGCAAGTACCTCGGCGGTGCGTTCGGCAACATCGCCCGCAGCTGGAAAACACTTCAGGATGATGGCCCCGTGGCCGCGGTGAAAGCCTATGCCGCAGGCGTAGGCCAGGTGATGGATGGCCTCGCCGTGCAGCGGCAGAAGATGGTCGACCACTTCAAAAATGCCAGCGACATGATCCGCAGCGATGCGCAGGATCTGACGCGCGGTGTCACCGCGCTGTTCGCGCAGGTGGAAGCCACCGCCGCCCGCGTGCGCGGCAAGGCCTCCACGCAAGCCGGCGATGGCACAGGCGGCACGGGAGGCACCGGCGCCGCCGGCAAGGCTGTGGCCGCCTCCAATGCGCTGCTGCGCGACTCCGTTACCCGCGCCCTGGCCGAGCTGGACCGCCTGTATGCCGAGAATGAAATCGGCATGCGCGAATACTTCGCCACGCGCATGGAGCTGCAGCAGCAGTCCATCGACCTGCAGATCGCTCAGGCGCAGGCGGAGCTTGCCGTCACAAAGGAAGCTGGCAAGCGGCAGAAGCTGGAAGAGCAGATCATCATCCTGCAGCGCGATCGCGCCGACATCGCAACCAAAGCCGCGCGGGAGCAGAAGAAGGCCGAGGAGGAGCTCGCAAAGGCGCTGGGCGATGTGCACCTCAAGCTTATGGAGATGGACGGCCGCACCGGGGCAGCAGAGCGCGCAAAGCTGGAAGCCGAGTATCAGCAGCTCTTCAAACAGCTGGATGCGGCCAGCGATGAAGCCGGCCGGAAAATGGTGGAGAACCTGATCGACCGGCTGGTGGCCAAAGCACAGGGCGATGAATTGAAGCTGGCGGGCGAGAACATCGCCAGTGCACTGCAAGGCAAGGAAGCCAGCATCGGTGCCCAGGTGGCCGGTGGCATGCTGGGCTACAGCGAGGGCGAGCGACAGGTGGCTGCTGCGCGGGCAAAGGCCATTGTTGATCTGCAGGCGCTGCGTGTAGCCGCCAACGCCGCGCTGGCCGACATGAAAGAGGGAACGCCCGAGCATGCGGCCGTACTCGCCGGCATCGACGCCATCGACGTGCAGATCGCCACCATCACCGCATCGCAGCAGGTGTTCAAACAGAAAATGGAGGACATCGCCACTTCCTCCTTCGGCGATTTCCTCGGTGACCTTGCAACCGGCGCCAAGAACTTCAAAGACGCCTTCGCGGACATGGTCAAGAGCTTCGTGGCAGGCGTCGCGCGGATGATTGCGCAGGAGCTGGCGCTGCGTGCCATCCAGTCACTTCTCAGCGGTATCGGGGGAGCCCCTGCGGGTGGTGGAAAGTCGGCCGCAACGCTGAAGAAATTCCACAGCGGTGGGCTTGTTGGCCGCGGCGGCATGCGCGTGTCCATGCCGCTCAGCCCCCTGCTGTTCGGCCACGCCCCGCGCTACCACAGCGGCGGCATCGCCGGCCTCAAGCCGGACGAAGTGCCGGCCATCCTGCAGACCGGTGAGCGCGTGCTGTCGCGACGCCAGACGGCCATGTACGACGCCACCATCGCCGCCGGCTCCAATGCTGGGCGCGTCACTACGCCGGTGGTCGCCATCGGTGATGACGCGGTGGCCAATGCCCTGGCCGGTGCAGCCGGTGAGGACGTGGTGCTTACCCATGTGCGCAACAACTGGGAGGGCCTGGCGCGTGGCGGCTGATCCCGTGCTGTGGCCCTTTGCCGGCTCCGGTGAGGTGAGCTGGCAGCCGGAGTGGCTCACCGAAGTGCTGCGGCCCAGTGCCGGGCTGGTGCAGCACCGGCAGCTGCGCGATGAGCCGCGTGTGCGGGTGACGTTCGAGGGTATTGCCACCGGGCAGCGCCGGCGCTGGCTGGAGAATCTGCTGGAGCGCAACGGCGCCGGGCGCTGGCATGTGCCGCTGCAGGGCGCTGGCTACACGCTGGCCGCCCCGCTGGCTGCCGGTGCGGCAGGTGTACCGGGTAGCACCGCCGGCACGCTTCTGCGCACGGGCGGGCGCGTTGCGCTTCTGCCGGAGGACGCGCGCAAGGCAGAGCTGTTCACCGTGGCCGATGTGCAGCCGGGTGGCATCGTGCTGGACGGCAACACCGCGCACACGCACCTGCCCGGCACGCGCGTTCTGCCGGTGTTCGAGGGCCGGCTGGGTGCCATCCCCACGCTGCAGCGCTTCACCGGTGATGCGCTGCCGTGGGCGGCGGATTTCGAGCTTGCCGAACCGCTGCCGATCACCGCCTCGGCAAGCCCGGTGCTGTACCGCACGTACCCGGTGCTGGACCTGCCGCTGGATTGGTCCAGCGACCCGAGCTGGCAGCCGTACCGCGACATGCTGATCGAGGACAACGACACCGGCCCGGTGTGGGCAACCGCGCTGCTCGCGCAATCGCAGGCGGCCATCAAGTACCAGTGCACGGCTGAGGACGCCGAGGAAGTGCAGCAGCTGCTGGGGCAGCTGTGGGCAATGGCGGGCAGGGCAAACCCGGTGTGGGTGCACACGCGCGGCCACGATCTGGTGCTTTCCGCCGGCATGAGCGCAGGTACCACGTTCATGGACGTGCAGTGGGCGGGTCTGGGCGTCGGCCCGCGCCCGCCGGGCCGGCGTGACCTGCGCATCGCCCTGCGTAACGGGACGGTGCTGCATCGCCGGGTGACGGCCGTCACCGCGCCCAGCAGCAACGTGGAGCGGCTCACGCTGGATTCGGCACTGGGCACGGCCATCACCCCGGCGGACGTGCTGCAGCTGTCGTGGATGTCGCTGTGCACGCAAGCCGCCGACGTGGCGCGCATCAACTGGTGGAAGCATGACGTTGCGCAGGTCGAGCTGTCATTCCAGGCGGTGCCGTATGAGCATTAAGGGAGGCCCGCATGTTCGGCGCGCGTGAGATAGCCCGGTTCTTCGGCCAGCCTATCCACCTGTTCCGCTTCACGCTGGGGCCGCTGGTGTGGCGTTTCACCACGGCCAGCACGCCGGTGACGCTCGGTGCCGAGGTTTTCATCCCTGCCGGTATCAGCCGGAGCGCCGTGCGCGAGACCGCCGAACGCACCAAGAACCAGCTCACCATCACCATGCCCTATGCGCTGGACCCGGCCGCGCATGACCCGCCGTCGACGCAGTCGTTCGGCGACATCTGGCGACCGTTCCCGCCGTCTGAGCGTGTGTTCGTCACCTGCATGGCGATGCATCGCGGCGACACGGATGCAGCTGTCGAGTGGATGGGCCACGTTGTGCAACCCGAATTCACCGACACGCAGCTCAAGCTGACGTGCGACCCCACCATCGCGCGCCGACGCGCCAAGGGTGGTGGCCGGCGCGTGCAGCGCGGCTGCGAGGTGGCGGTGTATTCGCAAGGCCTGGGGCAGTGCAACCTGCTGAAAGAAGCCTTCGCTATTCCGGCCACGGCCACGGCCGTGAGCGGGCTGTCCGTCACCGCTGCCGAGCTGGCCGCCGCGGCGCTCGCGCTGGATGGTGGCTTCATCGAATGGACGCTGCCGAGCGGGCTGGTGGAGCGGCGCACGATCATGTCGCACGCCGGCAGCGTCATCACGCTGGACTACGGCGCCTTCGCGCTGGCCCCGGCGCTGGAATTCATCGCGTACCCCGGTTGCCCACATACCTGGGATGCCTGCGTGGCACGCGGCAACACCGACAACTACGGCGGCTGCCTGCATCTGCCGGTAAAAAATCCATGGAGTGGCAATCCCCCGTGATGACGAAAGAATCCCTCCGCCGCTGGTGGCATATCACGCGCTGGCGCCTGCGTTACCTCCTGCTGGATACCGATGCTGGCCGTCGCTGCATCTTGGGCGTTGCCGGGTTGGCGTGGGTGTGGTCGCTTGTCGAGCTGGTGGTGCTGATGCGCACCGCTGCAGCGGATGCACCGCAGCAGGCGTTCTGGGTGCAGGTGGTGTGGTTCGTTGTTTCCGTGCTGGTGAGCATGGCGCTCACGCCCAAGCAGCCGGATGCCGCCGACCAGGTGGTGGAGGCGCCCCGGCTGAAAGACGGCAGCGGCGTGCGCATGGTGTTCGGTGAAGTGTGGATCACCGATTCGGACATCATCGGCTGGAAGAAGATGGGCACAAAGACCATCCGCGGCAAGAAGAGCGGATTCAACGGTCGCCCGATCATCGGCTACTGGTACAAGCAGCTTTTCCACTTCCTGCTGTGCCGCGGCCCGGTGGACGCGGTGCTCGAGTTCCGCGGTGGTGACAAGACCGCGTGGAAGGGCGAGCTCACCGCCACCGGCGAAGTGCAGATCAACCAGCGCGAACTATGGGGCGGCCAGGGTACCGGCGGCGAGGGTGGCATCGAAGGGCCGATGCAGTTCCTTTTCGGCGATGACGCGCAGATGCCCAGCAGCTACCTGGCCAGCAACTTGGATCCGAAACAGCCCGCCTACCGCGGCCTGCTCACCGCGCTCTACAAGGGCGGCCTATGGGGCGCGTTCTCCCCGTACCCGAAGGCCGCATCGTTCAAAGTGCGGCGGATTCTTGAGGGCTGGGAGCGGGACGATGGGGCGTGGTATCCGGAGAAGGCGGAGGTGTCGTTGGGTCCCCGCATCAATTATGACGCCGCCGATTGGCGTTATCTCGTCACCGCGCCCGCGCAGAAGGATTGGGAAGAGCCTTCTCTTGCAGATTTTGATGACAGCGCCTGGGCTGTCGGAAAGGGGGGGTTCGGATCGGGCGGTCCGGGTGGTGGTTTGGGTGTGGGTACATACATCCCGGCTGGCATAGTCGGAAAAGGCATCTGGATCAGGCGCAAGTTCCGCGCTGCCGCCGGGGTACCCATCCGGTTTGATGTGTGGCACGATGACGGGGCTTGGCTCTGGCTTAACGGGTCTCCGTTGGAGCTAGAGCCAACGGGGGATTACTACCATCACTTGGCTATTGCCGAAGGTGGCGTCGTCAAGGCGAACAGCGTAGTTGCCATGAAAGTTCTGGACGGCGTTCCCGGTGGCGGCCCCTCACACATCTATGCGGGGTTGGACATAGTCCAAGATGACATGGGCATGCAGTGGGCAATGAACCCCGCCCACATGCTCTATCAGAGCATCACCGACAGCTGGATGGGCGCGGAGCCCGAAGCCTCTATCAATGACGCCAGCTTCCGCGCTGCTGCCGATACGCTCTACGCCGAAGGCTTCGGCCTGTGCACAGAGTGGGATTCGACGACGGAATCGGTGGAGCAATTCCAGCAGCGCATCTGCAATGTGATCGGCGCGAATCTCTCGCGTAGCCCCGTGGACGGGCTGTGGTATCTGGATCTGATTCGCGGCGGCTACGACACCAGCACGCTTCCGGTGCTTACCGACGACGACATCATCGAGTACAGCGAACAGCCCGGCACACTGCAAGACGCGGTGAACCAGGTCATCGTTGAGTGGCGTGATCCGGTGCGGCGCGAGGATCGCTCGACCTCGCCGGTGCAATCCCTCGGCGGTATCCAGGCCGTGGGTGCAGTTGTCGGCGAAGTAGCTACGCACCGCGAAATTCCCGAAGAAACACTGGCGCTGCGCGTCGGTGGCAGCATTCTGCAGTCGAAGGCGCGCCCGCTGCGCCGGATCGCGACGAAGACCACGCGCATCGCGCATGCGTGGCGGCCGGGGCAGGTGATCGAGCTGCAGTCGGCGAAGCGCGGCATCGCCAGCATGTACTGCCGTATCGGTGATGCGGATCGCGGCACCCTGCGTTCTGGCGCGATCGCGCTCACGCTGCTGCAGGACACCTTCGGACTGCCGGAGTCGGTATATGTTTTGCCCGATCCGGGCACGGATCCCGGCGATGACGACGTGCCGAAGCCGGTGGATGCATCCGCTGTGCAGGAGATGCCCTACGCGCTTCTGGCTGCACTCCAACCGCCGGGCGAGCTTGCAGCACTGGCGGCCGATGCCGGCTTCCTGTTCGCTGTGGCCACGCCGATCGGTAGCGAGGTCGACTACAGCCTGCACGTCGACGCTGGCGCCGGTTTCGATGAGCAAGCCGAGTCGGACTGGAGCGCCACCGCGCTCACTGCCGCGGCTGCGGGTCACCTGGAAGCCGTCATCGGCATCACCGCCGCGCGTGGTCTGGAAGATGCATCGATCGGCGCGATGGTGTTGTGGGGCAATGAAATCTGCCGGCTGGATTCCGTGGACCTTATCGCCGGCACGGTCACTCTGGGCCGCGGCTGTGCGGACACCGTGCCTGCTGAGCACGCCGCTGGCGAGCGGTTGTGGGTGATCGATGACTCCATCGCGGTCGATGCCACACGCTACAGCGACGGCACCACGGTAGCGGCCAAACTGCTGCCGCGCACGTCCAGCCAGCGGCTTGAGCTGTCGGCTGCCGTCGCTGCCACCGTGGCATTCGCAAGCCGCGCCGCCCGGCCGTATCCGCCGGCCGCGGTCACGCTCAACGGCGGCACCGCGCCGCTGGAAGTTTTCGAGACCGCGGACGTGGCGTGGCTGCATCGC